GAGATCGCCGAGGATGTAGCAGAGGCCAAGATGTCCGAGCATACCGACGAGTACGACCACTACCACATGGAGTGCGAAATCACAAACCTCGAAGACAAGATCGATGACAAGGTGCGCGACGCTGTGCGTGAACTGAGCTTTACTGTGACTGTTGACTAACCAACCCGGGGGCTTCGGCCCCCACATTTAGGAGAAGAGAGATGCATGAGTTCAAGATACCCGAGGATGTGCCCGAGGCACTGCGTGAGATTCAACGGCTGCTCAGCACAGCGATGAAGGACATTGACAAACACACGCAGACGCAAGCGTGGGAACCCGGCTTTGGCATGACCACATACACCCTGCCGATAGACCTAGTTCGCAATACCAACAGCGCAATGGCTGACTCGCACATGCTGTGCACATGGATCAGAGATCAAATTAAATAGAAGGAGAAAACGAAATGAACATAAATGGAAAACCAATCAACGGCGAGCACTTTGCGTTCGATGGGTGCCACAAGATTTATATCTGTGAGTCTGTCGAGGATGAGCTTGACGCAAAGGACATGGGCTACACGTTGTATCCCATCGAGGAGTTGCAGGCTGCGTATGGGAACAGCTGCCCCCTGCGCTTCATCAGCAACTGGGGGCTTGACAGGAACTTCGTTTCTCAATTCGAGGAAGCAGCTTTCGGAAATGACGAACCACCCGAGCAAGACCCCGAGCCACGCTACAGGGCGCGCAAGGACTACACGCTAGATGAACTGAAGATGAAACATTGGAGTGACGACACATGACACGAGCAGAAAAAGCACAGAGAGTTTTATTCCTAGTAGCGTTGATCGTGATCGCGATTGACCTATTACTTTGGAGGCCGTGATGAACCGAGACAAACTGATCGACGCGGGCTACACATGGGAGGAGGCAGAGGAACTGATAGACCGCCAAGCCGAGGAGCGTGCCGACGCTGAGCGGGATCGTGAGCTGGAAGAGAAACTAAACCAAGGAGAATGAAATGCTAAGTATCGACACCAACGCCAAGACCATCAAGGGTCAGCAGTACGGATACATGACAGGCGTCCTGTATCTGGCCCCCTACAAGCTCTCGGGCTACAACGTGTGCGCTATGGCAGAGATCGCCGAGTGCCACATACCCTGCCTCAATTCCGCTGGGCGTGGCGCATTCAACAGCGTGCAAGCCGCACGAGTGAGAAAAACGAAACTCTTTTTTGAAGACCGCCCCGCCTTCTTCGCTGAATTGATTCCATCAATTCGTTCTCTCATCCGCAAAGCCAAGGCCGCTGGCCTCATCCCACTATGCAGGCTCGACGGCACATCGGATATTCGCTGGGAAAGCGTAGCGTTTGAGTACGAGGGGGTGCAATACAACAACATCTTCGAGATGTTCCCCGACCTACAGTTCTACGACTACACCAAGATACCCAACCGCAGGGTCGATCACATCCCCAACTACGACCTCACATTCTCTTACTCAGGGGTCGTTGCGTTCCAGCCCTATGTGCGTAAGGCTATCGATGCAGGGTATCGGATCGCTGTAGTGTTTAGGAAGCGTGAGGATATCCCCGCTGAGTTCCTCGGTACTACCTGTGTCGATGGGGACGACAGCGATCTGCGCCATGAAGACCCGCATGGTGTGGTCGTTGCTCTGTATGCCAAGGGTAAGGCCAAGCATGACACGTCAGGGTTTGTCATAGATGTTGCATAAGCCCTAGAAGGTATGCTACTGTTCGCGTTCAAATTTTTAAATGGAGAAATGAAATGTCTGATGGATTGAAAGAAACATTGCGTGCTGCCATGCAGCGTTGGGAAGAAGAACACAAGCAAGAAGAGGCAGCGCCAGTAAGGGTATATCCATTCAAGGTGTCCAACAACCTGAACAGGGCTGCGTTTCAAGAGATCAAAGACTCCCTCGGTACACGCAAGAAGGTCAGCGATGCATTGGTTGCGAAAGGCTACAAGCTTGGCTCGGTGTCTGCTGTGATTGGGCAGATGCTCAGGCAAGGCGTGGCGCAGCTCGACGACATGGGGGTACTGCATGTGACCACGTCTGAGTACGTCCCGCTCAAGAGCGCAAAGACGCTTAGGAATCTGTTGCAGAAGAAGACAACGAAGAAGGCGGTGGTGGTAAAGAAAGATCAACGGGTGTCTGTGTCTTCTTCGGCAGGGATCGCGGCCCTCTCCCCTGCACCTGCTCCTGCACCTGCGGTGTTCGTCCCTGCGGCGGTTCCACCGGGGCAGTTTGTCTTGCATGCATTGGAGTCCATGTCGGTGCTGCAAGCGCGTGCTGTGTACGATGAACTACGCAAAATATTTGGAGATGCCAAATGAAAGAGATGCACTACACCACGAAGACCGGTATCAAGATTGGCTCACGATATGAGCCACCGCTGCGCTCCGACTACACACACGAGGAGAAGTTCGTGCAAGACCTGTTGATCGGTTCTCCGGCGTTTACGTTCGAAGATACGGTGCGGTTTGTTTTGTACTGTGTTTGTGTAGTTCTTATTGTGTTCCTGCTGTCTGCGCTGGGGGTGAGATGAAAGAACAAAACTGGAAAGAAAAGTACGGAGACTTTGCAAAGGACATGACGCTGCGTGACTACTACGCGGGGCTGGCGATGCAGGGTTTCATAGCCGCACCCGATTGCGGTTGGTCAGAAGAAGAAATTCCCGAACGAGCGTACGCAGTGGCTGACGCCATGCTCAAAGCGAGGGAAGCCAAATGACAAAAGAAGACTTGGATGATCTGCTCTACAACGTCATCTACTGGTGCCGTTTCATCGTGGCGATTGTGTTGGTGGTGTTATTTGTGGGGGTGTTTGTATGACCATGATAGCTTTCGCGCAATCCCTCGCAGGTTCGGTTCGGCAGTTTTTGAATAAGTTGTTCAGTCGGTTCCGTACTTCAAGCCCTGCTGTAATTCCACTGGAAGAACCGCCGCGCAAGCCACGTAAATACAACAAAGAGAAAGCAAAAACATTTTCTGAATTGTTGGACAGCCTTGAGCGCACGTTTAATTCTGTGAAGCTACCAACAATGAAAGAGTCATGGCTTGAGCGGGACTCTATTGTTGGCTTGAAGAAGCTTGGCGCTCATGTGCCCAACCCGTGGACGTGGACCCTCAGTGAAGGTGACGCAAAGGTCGATGTAGCAAAGCCGCTTCCCTCCATCATGTGCATTTCTACCGCTACGGCACACACTGTTGACACCAAAAATAAGATATACCCAAAGCTAATGTTTGCGGTCAAGTTAAAGAAACTTCCGTGGCAGGTGACGCACAAACCGGGAACGCCCTATCAATTTGGCATGGCGTTTGATTTAGAAGATAAGCTTTTTTGGATACACCTGTATTTGACTGTAAACAGGGCAGGGGAGATACTTTTTTGTGACGAGCTGAGAATCAAGGTGCATGAGATTACCCGTACAAAAAGTTTTAGGACCAAGGCGTGGAGTAGCCCGTCATATCTTGAAGATGACCGCCGAACAGTAGACGAGAATAAACGCATCACTAAAAGTCTATTTGTCTCTATGCACGAGTGGTGGTCGGAACGCGACACACGTTGGAATGTCGTTGTTAAAAGGAACGGGGAGCGCGTTACCTTCGGCGTTGACAACAGCCAGACAGCCTACTACTTTAAAGACAGAGACAAGAGTATTAAAACGGAATCTGGTCAAACTAAAAAGATTGTTCACTACGTCAAGGAGCACGAGAGAAAAATTAACGACAGGACAACCGTAGTGAAAGAACACATACGCGGTCTTCAGGAGTTTGATTGGGCCGGGTATCACTGCCAAGTTATATCACCAAAGTTTCAGGCACAAACGGCAGCAACATTTACCGCGCCCGGAGAAGACGGCAGCAGCATGGAGCCAAGCAACGTGGTGTACCTTAGCAAAGTCGGCAAGATGCTGGCGGACGCAGAAGAAATAAATCGCCCAGAGAAGAAAAGGGGAGCCAATGGGCAGTAACGTCCGACTAGCCCGAGTGCGCGTGGCCCTACGCGCTACGCCAGACGGCATGACTGTGACAGATATTGTTGAGGCTGTGCAAACAGACCGCAGTCACGTTGGCAGAATTCTCAAGGCCATGCCCGACGCTTATATTGACCGGTGGGTCGTGAGCGAAGCCGGGAAACGATGGTGGCAAGCTGTCTGGTGTGTTGTTGTTCCCCCTGAAAATTGTCCTAGACCTACGAGAAAAAAATGACCCAACCTAAATGCAAGTGCCACCCCGACAGTCCGTTCGTGTGGCGCAACGTCCCCCGCCCATCCATGTTTGCCAAAGACCCGCACTTCAAGGGCACCAACGCCATGCTGTCGCAGAACCAAACCAACGTGGTCGAGAAGAAGCGTGAGGAAGGCATCGACATCAGCAACCTACCCGGCATCTCAAAGTTTGAGCGCGTCATCAACGTCAAGCAATTCATGGTCTATTCCAAAGCCGGGAAAGTTCTGTGAAGTGCCCCGTGTGTGGAAAACCCACAGTAATTTTGGAGACGCGCCACAATGACTACACAAACACAAGCTACCGACGCCGGGAGTGCGACAGCACCGACACACACAGGTTCACCACGGTGGAGTCCATCGCAGCAGTCGGAGCTAAGCGTGCTCCAAAGCGGCCAGTGGTGGCCGTTCCAACGAGCCGACGCGCAGGTACTGGCGTACCTGCACCGAAAGCAAAAAAGAAACCAACCAAGTGAAATCAACAACTTACCAGAGGCACTACTATGAACTTGAAAGACGGACTAAACGGAACCAGCGCTGACGACCTACAGGTGAGCGGCAGCCATTACAAAGACATGCCCATCCAACCGTGGCATGTGATGCAGGCGGTGCTCACGCACGAGGAGTTTGTCGGATTCCTCAAAGGCAACATAATTAAATACAGTCTGCGTGCTGGACGCAAGGACGGCAGCGATGACGCTGGCAAGGCGCAGCACTACATGCAGAAACTGTTGGAGGTCGAGCGTGGCTGCTACACCTGAGAAGCTTGTCAAAGACAAGGTCAAGAAGATGCTGGACTCTCTTGGCATCTACCACTTCTCTCCCCCGGGCATGGGGCTGGGCCGTGCAGGCATTCCTGATCTGGTCTGCTGCTACAACGGCAAGTTCCTTGGCATCGAGTGCAAGGCAGGCAAGGGCAAGACCACAGCGCTACAAGAACGAGAGCTTGACGCGATCCGTGCCGCTGGTGGGTTTGCCTTCGTGGTGCGAGAGACAAACTTAGAAGAACTGAAAGAACACTTGTTATGTTTGAAATAAACGATACAGCGGGGCTGGAGCTAGCGCTGACAAAGATGTCCGAGGAGCAAAAAGATCACCTGCGCATCGTCATCTCGGAGATCATCCAGTGCTACATCGACGACGACCTGCATGGCATGGTGCTGATCGGCAAGGAGCCGTACGTCCCGTTCAAGATCATGGCAATCAACACCAACGAGATCAACGCCGTACACCTGTTGGATGCCGCAGCAGCATACATCGATAACGCAGTCATGGAAGACGCACCACCCAAGGAGAAATTCAATTGAGCTATACTGTAGATATCACAACGTAGTGAGGTCTACATGTCTAGGAAAACAACACCGGAAGATTTTTGGCAGCGTGTGCGGAAGCAGGATGGTTGCTGGGAGTGGCAAGGGGCCACCAATTCAACCGGGTACGGAAGTCTTACCTTCCATGGGCGACCAGCTACTGCGCACAGAGTAGCTGCGTTTTTGTCTGGGCTTGTTCAAGATATTTCAGCGCCGCGTGACAGACGCGGTACCGGTTTTATCTTGCACAGTTGTGACAACCGAAAGTGCTGCAACCCTGACCACATGCGGGTAGGTACTTACGCAGCTAACCAGCTTGAAGCATACGCCCGCCAAAAACGCACCGCGCACAAGGGAGAAAAGCACGCTAATGCAAAACAGACAAGGGAGAGTGTCATGTTGATTAAGGACATGTACGCGCACGGAGTTTCGCAGGAAGCTATTGCCTGCCTACTGCAAGTCAGTCAATCAGGTATTTCAAAAATTTTATTGGGGGCTTCGTATGTCGAAACCGTATGAGCAGATTCTCTGCTTGGATTTTGAAACTTTTTGGCACAGCAAGAGCTACACGCTGTCGAAGATGACAACCGAGGAGTACATACGAGATGAGAAATTCAAAGCCTTCGGAGCTTGCGTCCATGTATATGGAAGCGACGACCCAATTAGATGGGTTAGCGGATCAGACCTACCTGAGTTCTTTGCTGGAGTTGACTGGGGACGAACCGCAGTGCTTGCCCATAACGCACAGTTCGATGTATCAATTATGGGCTGGCGATTCGCCGTACGTCCCGCCTTCATCTTCGACACCCTGTCAATGGCGCGAGCTTTACGCGGCGTGGAGGTTGGCAATTCCCTCGCGAAACTCGCAATCGATTTTGGTCTTCCCAAAAAAGGGAACGCCGTTTACTCAACAGATGGACTCAGTGAGTTGGATTCTAAGGTTGAGGCCGAACTTGCTGCGTACTGCCAACACGATGTCTTTCTATGTGAAGCAATATTTGAGCAGCTAGTTCGGGGATACCCCGCTAAAGAACTCCGTCTCATCGACATGACGCTCAAGATGTACACCCACCCGGTGCTTGAGCTAGATAGGAACATGCTGCTCGACGCCATCGAGGAGGAGAAAGAAACACGAGAGGGGCTGCTTGCCAAGCTGGGGCTAGAGGAGGAAGTGCTGGCATCCAACGCGCAGTTTGCCAAGGCACTGGAGCTGCTGGGAGTCACGCCCCCCATGAAGAAGAGCAAGGTAACCGGCAAGCAGGCGCTGGCCTTGGCAAAGACCGACGCAATGTTCCAATCGCTATTGAACTCACCCAACGAAGATGTGGCTGCGCTGTGTGAGGCAAGGCTCAAGGTCAAGTCCACCACCGAGCGCACTCGGGCACAACGCTTCTATGACATCGCCGGGAGGGGGCCCCTGCCTGTTCCCCTGTCCTACTACGGCGCATCGACCGGGCGCTGGACTGCCAGCCGTGGGTCAGCCATCAACATGCAGAACTTAAAGCGCGGCTCGTTTCTGCGCAAGGCCATCATGGCCCCCGAGGGCTATCAGTTGGCGGTGGGTGACCTCTCGCAGATTGAGCCGCGTGTGCTGGCGTGGCTGGCTGACTACGAGGAGTTGTTGAGCATTTTTCGCTCGGGCAGCGACCCCTACGCACAGTTCGGGGCGCAGATGTTTGGCATCCCCGGCATGACCAAGGACAGCCACCCGGTTGAAAGACAGAGCGCAAAAAGTGCACTGCTGGGGGCAGGCTACGGGTTGGGGTGGGCAAGCTTCGCGCAGCAGCTTCTGGTGGGCTTTCTCGGGGCACCACCGCTGCGCTATACAAAGCAGGACGCCAAGCAGTTGGGGGTCACGGGCGAGGCTATTCAAGCGTTCCTGCAGAACGACGACTACGTCAAGCGCATGAAGGAGATTCCCCACATTTGCACCGAGCACGAACTTCTTGTGCACTGCATCACGGCCAAGGCCATCATCGATAAATACCGCACTGCAGCATGGCCGGTGAAGACTTTCTGGAGCATGATGGACGAGCTATTGGTTCGCTCTCTTGCGGGGGGTGAAGAGATCGGGTATAAATGTCTCACCTTCCGAAAAGAAGAGATTGTGCTGCCTAACGGCATGCGCATCTTGTATCCTAATCTGCGTCAAGAAAAGGATGAGGAGGGGGTAAAGAGATGGGTGTATGGGCCGGAGGCCACGCCAATCTACGGAGGGAAGATTACGAACAACGTGGTGCAAGGCACTGCGCGTATCGTGATGACTGATGGCATGCTGCGAGTATCCAAAAGGTACTTCGTAGCCGGAACTGTTCATGATGAGCAGATCGCTGTTGTACCTGACAGCGAAGCGCGGGAGGGTTTTGAGTGGATGCTCCAGCAGATGACGCTGGAGCCGAGTTACTTGCCGGGGATACCTCTGGCCGCTGACGGTGGTGTTCACCGTCGATACGGACTGGCAAAGAACTGATGAAAGAAGATGTCTTGATTGATTACGCAGGGCCGCTGATGCACGTCGAGCGATTGGCTAAAGAGGTGCACGACGCATGTCTGCACCGAACGCTTGCAGAGGCAGAAGAGAAATCGCTAGAGCTTGTGACAGAAGCCCGACTTCTTGTTCAGACTCTGCGCCACATGCAAAACAAATAAACAGGAGAAGCAAATGGAAATACCTAAGAAAGTAAAAGTTGGAAACCGCTGGTACTCGGTGGAGATCGTTGAGACGATGGAGCGCAAGGCTCAGATGGGCTACGTGTACTACGGTACCGGGGCCATTGAGATCGCCAAGAAGAGCAACGTGACCAAGACACCGTACACCAACGACGAGATCAGCGACACGTTCTGGCACGAGCTGACGCACGCAATCCTCTACGACATGGGCAGCAGCCTGCACAACAACGAGAAGTTCGTAACCCGGTTTGCCAATCGCCTTAACAAAGCAATCAACACAGCGAAGTTCAAATGAAAAAGCCAGCATGGTCACACAGCTCCCTCAAAGACTTCGAGGGCTGTGCTCGTCGGTACCACGAGGTCAAGGTCTTGAAGAAGTATCCCTTCCAAGAGACAGAGGCCACGCGCTACGGCAATCAAGTACACGAGGCATTGGAACTCTACATAAAAGAAAATAAACCAATCCCTCCTGAGTACGCGCAGTTCAAGGATGTAGCCGACGCCATGCTGAGCAAGTCCGGGCGCAAGCTTGCTGAGTACGAGATGGCCCTCACGGTTGATCTCAAGCCCACGCAGTGGAAGTCAGATGATGTGTGGGTCAGAGGGATAGCGGATATTTTAATTGTGGACGACGACAACTTGACAGCGTGGGTGGGCGACTGGAAGACCGGCAACAACAAGTACCCCGACAGGGATCAGCTTGTACTTATGTCGCTCATGGTGTTCGAGCACTTCCCCCACATACGCAAGGTCAACGCAGCGCTGCTGTTCATTGTGAAGAACGACATGGTCAAGATGTCGATGACGCGTGATCAGAAGGACGACTACTGGTGGAAGTACCGTGAGCGCACGGCGCGTCTTGAGGCATCTTTCTCCAACGATGTGTGGAACCCCACACAGACTCCCCTGTGCGGCTGGTGTCAGGTCACTGGCTGCGAGTTCAACC